CCTGGCCAGCGGCAAAGCCGAGGTGTGGGCGATCACCTTGCCCGTGTGGCGGCCCAATGATGGCCGCGTGGCCTACGGCACAATTGGCAAGGCCGAGGTGGCAGTGCCCACGCACGTCGGCAAGTCTGTGTTGCGCATGACGCGCGACGAGATCGCGATCTACAGTTGGCTGGCACCGAATGCCAAGCCGAGCGAAGCGGACTCACTTGATGGCTGGCGGGTTACTACCGACGAATTGGAGCGAGCGGCCGGCCTGGACTTTTGGCCGGCCCTGCCCGACGAATCCGAAAAAAGACTGGAGGCGATCAAATGAATATCGATCCCACGGTTGAACTGAAGGAATTTAAGACTGGTTTTTTTCGCTGGCTGTTCGGCCAGGACTCCAGCACAGTACTGCTGTTCGGGATCTTGGCCGCACTTGGCTACGGCGCGTTTCGCGGCCTGCCGGCGCTGGTCGATCGACAGATCAAGGAGACCCAGCAAATCCGCACCGATTTCGCCGACGCGCTCAAGAGCCAACAAGCCAGCTTCGACAAGACAATCGAACGCTGCTGCCGCGATCGCGAGACTGCTTCGCGCGGCGAACCAAAAGCCATCGCGCGACAGTGACGACGACGGAAAACCTACACTAACAAGGAGATCAAATGAAATATGCAGCCATGCTATTACTTCCGCTGTTGACTTTGGGCGCGATTTACGCCGCCGAACCTGCCAACCCGCACGAGGGCATCAAAATCCGCACGCCGTGGAACCATAAGAACACGCAGCGTTACCAGCCGCCGCCTGAGATCATTGAAGCGCTCAAAAAGATGGAATACACCTGGGCCACCGACGGCAATTTGGATCGTCCTGTGATGCCGCGTTTTTTCCCAGCCCTGATCAACGCGCGCAAGCACCACTTGGCGGAGTCGTGGGAGATTGTCGAATATGCGCAGATCGAGCGGCAGCCGTTAGGCGGCGGGAAGGTCCGCTACAACTGGGTCGACAACGGGAGAGACTTTCCGCAGTCGCGCATATTTTTGCCGCCAGAATTCGATGCTGCCGGCAAGCAAATACGGGGTGGCACCTACACGATTTGGCGCGACTTGGATATCGATCCCCGCAATCGGCTGCATGTGATTAATACACCGGGACATTGGAACGGCATTGTGTTTTCGAAGGCGTTGGAAGTCCATCCGTTGGGCCGCATCGACCTGGGGGAAGGTTTTTCGGTCGGCCGGCCGAGAGTGGGCCGGCCTCGCGAATTAACGATCTCGCCTGAGTACATTGTGGAGAAGGACGGCGAGAAGTACGTGCGTGTGAACGGCGGAAAGCTGTTGCTGAAGTTGGAGGCGAACGACTGAATGGCCGCGCCAATCAGCCTACCTTCGATCCGCTTAAGCAGCAATTGGCTGCCGTCCGATCTCGCTAACCTTAGTTGGTGGAGCAAGGCCGATGGTAACGTTTACACCACGTATAACGGCAGCACGCAATGCGTGAACGATGACCGAGTGGGCTACCTTGAGGACTTGAGCGGGAATGCCATGCACGGCATTCAGGGCACTGGCAGTAGTGGAGCGGCGAGTGCACTTGACCAAAACAAGCCTGTATTCAAGTCTGATGTCTTTCGCAATCGCCCCGGCATATTTTTTGATAATTCTGCGGCTGCCGCTACGTCGAATCAATTCCTCAATCTGCAAAAAGCGATGTACAATGGCGTGACGGAATTTACCATTGCCATCGTACTGTCATTTGCGGCTGCTTCCGGCAGCAGCAGGCTAGCCCTCGGTGCAGGTTCGACCAATCTAAGTGGATTGCGATTGCTCAATGCGGGAGCGGCAAATTACTTGGCACCAACTGGCAGCACCCAGCTAACTGATGCGATAACTGGTGTCGTCAGTTGGGGTTCTCTACCCAATCCACTCGCATTGGTGTGTGTTGTGCGAGGCAAGGCCGGCACGGGCCTGCAAATGTACGTAAACGGCGTTTTGACTGCATCCGAGTCTTGGGCAAGCGGGGCAATCAGCCACAACCACGTATGGCTGCTTGGTAATAGCAACGCCACCAATAGTTCTACGGCTATTACCCCAGCCACTAACACCACGCGATACCACGGCTACTTTCATGAGGGGCTGTGTTGTGCGGGTCGCTACGTAACCGACGCGGAACTAGGTCATCTGCATCGCTACTTGTTCCGCCGCTGGCCTTTCATGCTCCCCAGTCTGGTATCGCCTAACATTGTTCCACCCACAGGTCACGTCCAGGGAGTCGCGAGCGATCGGCTGGGGAATTACTACGTGTCCCACACTTCGCGACTTGAGAAATACAACAGCGCGTGGACGTTACAAGCGACCAACACCGATCCATTCGCCGGTTTGGCGGCCGGATTGGATCACGTAGGAGATATAGGCTGGTTTGACGGTGAATTATTCGCCACTCCATCGATAGGTGGAGTTGGTAGCGGTAAAGAGCCGACGATTGCGGTTTACGATGACACCACGCTTGCCTTGGTTCGATCTCGAAATGTAAGTGACGATATTGCCGGAATCCACCTACCCGGAATCGCAGTTGCGCCGGAGATCAACAGGCTGTTTTCGACGGATTATTACGGTGATGCGTCTGATCTGTTCGAGTGGCGATTAGATGATCTGAGTTTCGTTGGGACCATTACTTTGTCTACGCCGCTGGCCAATGCTCAAGGCATGACCTACAAGCACCCGTACATTTATTTCAGCCTGGGAAGCGATTCGGGAATCTATCGCTGTTATCCTGACGGCAGTGGAGTAGAGCAGGTGTCGTTGGGGTATTCGACGGTGCAGGGCCTTGGATTTGATCCCACAAACAACGACTTATTGCTCTGCCGCAATTCCTCGGCTAACGACCGCGTTTGGAGATACAAACCGTTATGATAATTTCCGGCTACACTTACCGCGAAGCCTTGCCACCCGTTTACGACGAAGATGGCGAGCTTGCCGCACTGGACGAAACACCTACACTTACCTTCGTCCGCAACGGCGTTCCCGACCCGAGTGTGATACCCACGCTAGTTACGGTTTCAACGGGGCTGTACGTGGTTGAGGCCGTCGTTACCGGCACGGCCGGTCAGTCCGTATACTGTTTCGCCACACTCTTAGATAGTGACCCGGTAGTGGTTGTCTTGCCAACGCGGATCATTGGCGACTTGGCTTCGGCGACGTCCCAGCAGCTCATCGCCGCTGAAATTGCCGAGATAAAGGCGAAGACCATTAATCTGCCTGCCGATCCCGCGAGCGAAACCTTACTTTTAGCACTCGGAATAATGCTCAGTGGGCTCCCCGATTCGATCGATGAGCTGCTAACGGAGGAGCATGGCTCGGGGCCGTGGGTCACCGGCGAACTTCAGGTGGCGATAACGCCGATCACTTCGACCGTCTCACCGGGCGAAGTCAGCAAGTCCGAACTGATCGCGTATCAGCACGCGCCGTTTAGCTTTACCTTCGCCATCGTTTACAGCGGAGTCGTTCCGCCGACGCCGATCAACATGGCGGGCCACACGCTCCAATTTGTAGTCTACAAAGTGATCGGCACGAACTTGATCGAACTTACCACTTCCAACGGCGTAACGATCAGCGGAGCATCAAACAACATCGTTACCGTGGAGGGCGCAAACACGCTCACCGCGCAGGCCGGCGAGTATCGCTTCAACGTGCGCGATCAAACCGCCGGCGGCGTAGTGCGAGCGCGTGGTTCATTTAAAATCGAGGCCGAAAATAAAGCGGCGTAACCATGATGCACCACCTGCCAAAATGGCGGCCCAACAAACTTGAAACCACGCGTTTGCGCCATGGTTTTTGGGTCCTCCCAGAGGGGGCACTGCCGAAAGGTTTCCCACCCCCCGCTCGCGCGTTTGAGACACAGTCCGTCCGTCCGGGGAATTGGACACATTGAGCCAAATAGGCGGGCGGCAACCGATGGACAAGATCGGCTGCCGCCCTAAGCACGACGACGTGGGTAAGACGTCGCCTAACCTGCGAAAAGCTAGGTCACGGCGACATGGAAGTCAGAGATCGGATCAAAGAATTGCGGCGCGTCCGCGGACGCGACCTCCGAACCAATCCGCACAAATGGCGCAAGCATCCCAAATCGCAGGCTGCGGCGCTCACAGGGGCCTTGGAGGAAATCGGCTATGCTGGGGCCGTCCTGGCACGCGAGCTCGCAGACGGCTCGCTGGAGCTATTGGACGGGCATTTGCGGGCGGAGCTAACGCCCGACGCGTTGGTGCCAGTTTTGGTGCTCGACGTCGACGACGCCGAGGCCAAGAAACTGATCGCGACTTTCGATCCACTGGGAGCGATGGCCACGATCGGTGCCGTCGAGCTCGAGGCACTGTTAAAAGAGGTGGAGACGGGCAACGAGGCGCTAAAAAAGATGCTGGCGGATCTAGCTAAGGAGGCAGAGAAACTATTGCCGCGCGAAGTTGCGGAGGATGCGGTGCCCGATTTGCCGCAGAATCCGATTACCAACTCCGGCGATTTGTGGTTACTAGGTCGACACAAATTGCTCTGCGGCGATGCAACTGTTGGTAAAAACGTCGCCCGGCTGTTCGGCGGCGATTTGGCAGCGATGGTGTTCACCGATCCACCGTACAACGTCGGTTACGTCGGCAAAACAAGCAAGCAGCTGACAATTCAAAATGACAGCATGTCGCATGATAGCTTTGGCGAGTTTCTGCAAAACGCGTTCGATGCGATGGCTGCCGGAGTGCGGCCGGGCGGCGCGATTTACGTATGTCATGCCGACTCGGAAGGACTCAACTTCAGACGCGCGATGCGGGAGGCGGGATGGCTGTTAAAGCAATGTTTGATTTGGGTAAAGAACGCCCACGTGCTCGGTCGGCAAGACTACCAGTGGAAGCACGAGCCGATCTTGTATGGCTGGAAGCCTGGGGCCGCGCATCAATTCTATGGCGGTCGCCGGCAGACCACCATCATCGACGGCCGCTGTGGCGTGGAGGTCGAGCAGGATGGCGAGTCGATCCTGCTGACGATCACCGATGGCAAGGAGACGATCGTACTTCGAGTGCCAGCTTACGAAGTGGTGGAACACTTCGGCGACGAGGGCCAAACGTTGTGGCACTTCGATCGACCGGCGCGCAATGCCGACCATCCAACGATGAAGCCTGTCGGCCTGCCCGCGCGTGCGATTCGCAACTCATCGTTGCCGGGCGAGATCGTGCTCGATTCATTTCTCGGTTCAGGTGCGACCCTCAGCGCCGCCGAGCAGATGGACCGCCGCTGCTATGGGTTGGAGTTGGATCCAAAGTACTGTGACGTGATCGTGGAGCGTTGGGAGAACCTGACGGGACAAAAAGCAACACGCGAAACTCCATAGCAAATCTCAATGGCAAACTTCGACGATCTCCGAAGCAAGTCCGATGAGCTGCGGAAAACCCTGAGATCGATCGACCAAATGACAGGCCGAGACGACGAACGGGAACGGGACGCGGAGCGCAAGCAGCAAAAGCGCGAAGCCAAGCGTTTGGTGGTCATTCCACCGTGCGCTAATCGCGAACGACGTGAACGGCTCGAGGCCGACGATATTGCCTGGTTGATGCACTACTTCGGCACGAATTCCGAAGTCGAAGATCCGTACTGGTACGAGTTCACCGCGCAGCAGCGCGAGATGGCAGAGGCGATCGCCAGCGTGTTCCACCATGGCGGCGACCAGGCAATTGCCGCCAGTCGCGGCGAGGGAAAGACCACGCTGTTTGAGCGACTTGGGATCAAATACATTTTGCAGGGCAAGTTGAGCTTCCTGGTCATCGGTGCAGCCACCGGACCGTTGGCGCAAAACTCGCTCGATACCATCCGGAGCGCCTTCGAAGAAAACCCGCTGCTGTTGGCCGATTACCCCGAAGCATGCTTTCCGGTGCATAGCCTCGAGGGCATCGCCCAACGTGCCGGCTCGCAGCTAGTTTCCGGCCACCGCCACGATACCGGTGAGCCATTCACTAAGGCCAAAAGCAAGTTCCGTTGGAAAGGCAACGAGATTTACTTGCCCAACGTGCCAGGCTCACCCTCGGCACGCGCGATCATTGCCACTCGCGGACTCGATACGGCGATACGCGGCCTCAAAAAGCGTGGTCGCCGGCCGCAGGTTGTGGCGATCGACGATCCCGACACGCCGTCCACCGTGGCAAACAGCGACATGGCGACGGCGTTGGAAAATCGGATCGAATCCGACATCGGCGGTTTGGGTACCCAACAACTGGCGGTCGGTCGGATCATGTTAACGACGCTACAATCCCGTAGTGGCGGCGTGTCGTATCGCTACACCGACCCAAAACAAAAACCATCATTTCGCGGCAAGCGCTATCGCTTTTTGCTGCACGCGCCCGAACGCACGGATCTGTGGGAAGAGTACGTCCGAATTCGCCACGAGGAGCAGCGAGCGCTGGCCGCCGGCGATTCGGAGGACGAGCACTGCCGAAAGTCGCACGCGTTCTACCTTGCGAATCGGGAAGCAATGGACGCGGGCGCGATTGTGGCCAACCCTAATCGCTTCAACTCCAAGGTTTTGCCCGATGGCACGCAAGTCGAGGTGTCATCGCTCCAGCGCTATTACAACGAAGTGGCACGGCTTGGAGCCGTGGCGGTGGCCACCGAGTATGACAACGATCCTCCGGAGGAAACCGGGCCGGTGGAAAGCGGCATCACCCCCCACCGCATCCAGCGGCAGCTCAGTGGTTACGCGCGGCGGTTGATCGCGCCAGGATGCACCGTGCTGGTGCAAGGGATTGACGTGCGCAAGGTGGCGCTGCATTGTGTCGTGCGCGCGTTTCGGCCCGACGCAACGGCCTTCACTATCGATTATGGCGTGCATGAAGTACTTGGTACCACGTACGGCAGCGAAGAAGGCCTGGAAGTTGCGATTGAAAAAGCGATTCTGTCGCGGATTGAAGAGACGAAGTCCACCGCGTACAAGACGATCGACGGCAAGCTAATGGAAGTGAACCTGACTTTGATCGATGCGGGCTGGCAAACGAATGCGGTTTACTCGGCTTGCAAAAAGGCAGGCCTCGGCGTGATGCCAATCATGGGCTTCGGCCGATCCGCTGGTTGTGTCAAAACCAACTTTACCGAGGCCCAGAGCACCACACCCAACCGCAAGCCTGGTGACGGGTGGTTCATGTCCAAGCAAGGCAAGCCGCGCAGCCGCGTTTGGCTAGTGTGCGCCGACGCCGATCGGTGGAAGCGTTACGAACACGATCGCTGGTTGACGTCGCCGGCGCGCCCTGGGTGCAACATGCTATTCGGCGAGCCATCGGGCGTCGAGCAGTTGAGTGCCGATGAAAAGATGCACCACAGTTACGCGCATCACGTTTGCAACGAAGTCGAAGAAGAATCGGTGGTCAAAGGCAAACTCGTGCGCAATTTCAGAGCGAAAAGTGACAACGTGCATTACATGGACGCAAGTTATTACACCGACGTGGGCGCGAACATGCTTGGCATTCGGTTGTTGAGCGAGGCCACCGCCAGCGAGGCGCAACCGCCGGCTGCCGGCGGATGGTTCGACGCACAAAAAAGTTCCAAGAGGAGGGCTGGCTGATGTTGCTGGATAAATGTGACGGTCCGCCCTGCCCGCGATGTGGCTGCCAAGATGTCAAGATCTTGGTCGAACCGCGACCGGCTGCCGCGCCGGCGGCTTTCAGTGGTGTTGAGCCATCGCGTCAAGCGCCGACTCAGTGGTGGCCGACGGGCCGTGCGCAATGCAATCACTGCCGCACGCGCTTTTCGTTTCGCGAGGTCGCGCCAACCATCGACGCCGAACCGGAGCTACCCGAGGAGAGCGAGCCGCAGCCATCCGCCCAACCGGCCGCACCCACGAAATGTCCCCAGTGCGCTGGCAGCCGCTTTTATGTTTACCGGACAAAAGGAGCCATTCAATATCGCAAATGCAAGGACTGCAAACACCTGGGCGAAAACAAGACGATCAAGGGCCCTTGAGCAAATGGCCAGGTGCAATTAAAATCGACGGTGCGAGAACACCTGAGAACCCGGCGGTGAGTTAAAACTCATCGTCGGGTTCGTTCTTTTTATCAGGTTCCCGCAGTCTTCCAATACGATGCAGCTCGTCGATCCGAGCCGACGCATAATTGTTACCGGCTTCTAACTCCTCGCCGTCGCCGGGATCGATGTCCGCTGGTGACAGGCAGTCGCGAAGTGGTTTTAACGCGGCACCCATCGCCACGCCCGCCGCCACCATAGCGGCCGACCAATCAGCGCAGGGCTGGTGCAAATTGCGGAGGGCTTCGCGAGTGCGCTTGGAATTTTGGAGCATAAAGACGGATGCATAGAAAGATCCGCCCGACCTATCCCTTGCGGGCACGCCTCCATACGGTGACAGTTCGGTCGGCGGATCGAGTCCACGCAGTTTAACGGCATCGAGTGCGACCAAAAACCCCAACTCTTTGTCAGAAAGTGTGCCACATTCTGGCAAAATTCTTCGCGGCCCGTCAATCTCACGCGGTCCGCCAGCATCCTCATCGTGCCACGGCGCAACACGTTGCGCGATTATTTCGCGCGAAATAATCCGGTTACCAACTGTTGGTAAATCGGTCTGCGAGGCCTTGGGCCGGCGGCGGTATGGTTGGGCTTTGCGAACTGCAAGTCCGTTGGAACGCCTAAAACTTTCGACCTTTTGTGTGGCCCGCCATGAAATCGTAACTGCATGAGTCTCGCCGATCTCAACTCGCTGTATGCCACCGCCGCGGCCGCCATGGACGTGGGCGACTGGGATGCCGCGATTGCGGCCCTAATGAAGATGCAGGTGCGATTAGCGGCCACCCCTAACTTGTCGCGATCGCTCGCCGGCGGCGGCAATCAGTCGATCGGTTGGAATCCCGGCGACTTGAACAACCTGATTGCCCAATGCCGCAAACAACAAACCGCCGCCCGCTTTAGCGCCGGCGGCCTGACTCAAACTCGCATCGTTTACTCGCGACCCACCGGATGATCTACACCGAACACATCGTGAGCTCGTTTTCGGAGGCCGCGGCCACGCCCGCTGCTGCCGTGGAGGACGTGCGCGTCGCGACGCAGTACGAGACGGTGCCCGAGTGGATGGGGCAAACCGGCCAACGTTCTTGGGATGCCGCCGAAACCAATCGACTCAATCAATCGCATTGGGAAATGGCCCGCGACGAGGACATCAACCTTTGGCTGCGGGCCCAACTGCCGACGCTGCGAGCTCGCGCCATTCACGAGTTTCGCAATAATGGCATTTTGACCGGCGTGGGACAATCCCTGGTCGACGACGTGGTCGGTCCCGATGGCCCCATGCTCGAGGTTCAATCCGACGATAAAAATTACAATGCCGCCGCCGAAGAGATCTGGCGGCAATGGTTCGCGGCTCCGACCTTTCGCCCCAACGTGAGCGGCGCAAGTTGGCTCAAGTTGTGCGTGCGGAACCTTCCCAAGTGCGGCGAATTTCTCAGTGTGATTGCCACCGATCCTTACGCGGAGGGACCGGTGCAATTGCGATTGCGGCCGCTACACCCGCGCCGCTTGGCTTCGCCCATGCACGTGGGCCAAAGCGATCGCCATATCATGGGCATCGAGTTCGATCAGTTCGATCGACCCGCGCGTTACTGGATCACCGAATCGGAGAGCCTGCGCACCAAGCACGTGCCGTATTCGCCCGACGACATCATTCACGAATTTGTCATCGACGAAGAGGGCCAGGCCCGCGGCTATCCGTGGATTGCGCCATCGTTACCGTCGATCGCGGATCTGCGCGACTTCGACGATCAGATCTTGGACGCATCGCGGCAGATGGCCGACCAGTGCCAGTTGCTGTACACCGAACATCCGGATGCGCCGTTTTACGCGATGCCGGAATCGACGACGATCGAACGTCGCACGTGCAAGATGGCTCCACCTGGTTGGAAACCCGCCACGTACCAGGCCGCGTTGCCGCCAGTACAATATCCCGATTTTCGGGCGGAAAAGCATCGCGACATCGGGCGGCCGTTCAATATGCCGTTGATGATGGTGCGCCTCGACGCTTCGAATCACAACTATTCTTCGGCTCGGATTGACACCCAGAGTTACAACCGCACGTGCGAGGGAATTCAATGCTGGTTGAGCGGCACGCCCGAAAGCTGCGGCATGCTCAATCGCTTGGCCGATTTAGTGTTCCGAGAAGCAAGGTTTTCGGTGGCCGCGCTGAAGCGCCGCCCGGCCAAGGTGATCTATGTCTGGACGTGGCCGCAACGGCCGCACGTGGATCCAAGCAAAGAGGCCGATGCCGAGACGGCATCCCTCGAAACCGGCACGCTCGATTTTATCACAGCCCTGCAAAATCGTGGCACCACCCTCGATCGCCACCTGAAATCACTCGTACGCGCAGTCGAGGCCTTCAAGGCCGCGGGACTGCCGCTCCCGGCGTGGGCGGCCGGCGTAGCACAAGCCGCGACACCAGATGCTCGCGCGGCCCGCCGCACCAACGAAAAGCTGGAGGCCGTCAATGCGTCATGAGTTGCTGATGTACCGCGAAGACCAACAGCGCGACCTAACCGTGCGGTCGTTTTCCGTGCGCGCCGAGAGCATCGACGAAGCGACTCGCAGCGTCGAGACGATCATCGCCACCGAAGATCCGGTCACCGTGTTCGACATGCGAACCTGGCAGCCGATCGACGAAGTGCTGCGAATGGACGGCGTCGAACTGCCCGCGCAGGTGCCGATGCTGGCGAATCACAATCGCTATTCGCTGGACTCGATCTATGGTTCGGCACGGCAGATGAAAATCAGCGGTGCCGAGATGTCGGGCCGGCTGTACTTTGCCGAGGGCGACGAAGACGCGGACCGCGCTTGGAACAAGGTGCGGCAAAAGCACATCAATTCGGTCAGCGCGGGTTACCGCGTCATCGAATACACCGACATCGAGCCGGGGCAAACCGCCATCGTCAAGGGTCGTTCCTACACCGCAGGCCAACGTGTGTTGCGTATCACCACGCTTTGGGCACTGCGTGAAGTTTCACTCGTACCGATTGGTGCGGACCAACGGGCCAAGATTCGGGGCGACGTGCCCCATAACAAGGAGGTCATTTCTGTGAATCCCAAATTACGCAAATTTTTGGAGTCGTTGGGACTACGTGCCGAAGCCACCGAAGCCGAAGCACAAGCCTTCTACACCGCGTTGAGTGCCGAAGATCGCGGCCGTGCCGATGCGGCCGCTGCCGCGCCGGATGTTCAGCCCAACGAGGGACAACGAAACGATCCGCCGGCCATTCCGCCGGTTGCGCCTCCGAACGTGCCGCCGAATGCCAATGCCGACGCCGTGCGCCAGCAAATTCGGCAAGAGGAACTCGATCGCGTGCGCCAAATCAACGAATTGGCCGGCACCGACGTGCCGCGCGAATTGGTAACCCGTGCGCTCAACGAGGGCTGGAATGTCGGCCGAGCCACCGCCGAGTTTTTGGGCGCAATCCGGGTAAGCCGCGGCCAACCTGGCCCAGGCCAATCCGGCCCGGCGATTCACTCGCACAGCCACGAGGCCTCGGCCACGGTGCGTGCGTTGGGCATGGGCCTAATGCTCCGCCAAGGTTACGACCCGATCGCCAACCTGGCGAACTTCGTTGATGGCGTTTACAAACCCGTGCGCGACACCGAGCGTAACGAGGAGTTGCTCCGAGCCGCCGACGATGCCTGGCACTTCCGCGACATGTCGCTAGTCGATCTGTGCCGCGAAGCCTGCCGAATCGACTCCGGCCGTATCCCGACCAGTCGCCAAGAATGCATTCGCACGGCGATTTCAGGGTCGGCGCTGTCGGGAATTTTCACGACCAATGTGTCGGCCGAGTTGATGGTCGGCTTTACCGACGCCGGCGATTCGACCATCGGGTGGTGCTCGGAGGCGGAAGTGCCGAACTTCCAAACCAACGAACGGCACTCGACCGGTAAATTCGGCGCGCTCACCAAGCACAAGCGCGGAGGCAAGGCCGATCACCTGGCGACCGATTCGGGTAAGGAAGAGTACAAGATCGCCCGCTACAGCGGTCAATTTGTGGTGGACGAAATGGACATCATCGACGATCGCTTGGGTGCGCTCGATCAGCTTTCGCCGAAAGACATCGGTTTGGCCGCACGCCAACTACGACCGAACATGGTGTACGCGATCTTGCTGGCTAACCCTGAATTGTCCGATGGCGGCGAGCTGTTCAATAGCACGGTGATCACGACCGTGGGTGGCCATGCGAATCTCACCAGTGGAGCGCTCGCGGCGGATACGCTGCAAGCCGCCATCACGCTGATGAGCAAGCAGCGGCAGAAAAAGCGGCCGCTCAATCTTCGCGTGCGTTATGTCATCGTGCCGCAGGACCTGGCGTTCAAAATCAACATCTTGCTGACGTCGGCCGAGCGCTCGAACAACAGCGACCTCGGCACAAAAAACCCGCTGGCCGGAATGGGACTCGAATTTCGCGCCGACGATCGCATCGGCGTGGCCGGCGTGGTGGATCCCGACACGGGCAACTCCTACGCCGGTACCGCGACCAACTACTTCTTGGCCGCGCGACCGGGCGAAGAGGGCGCTCGCACGATCGAGGTCGGTTACCTGCGAGGCACGGGCCGCGCTCCGCAAATGCGCAGCTCGATCCTCACGCAAGGCCAGTGGGGCATCGGCTGGGACATCAACATGGACATCGGGGCCAAGGCCCTCGGCTTCCAGGGCCTGGTCAAATCGTCCGGCGGTTAAGCCCTGTGGTGGTCCGCCTGAAGTAAACCAAACCATATTTTTTTTCACAATCCAACAATCGGAGCCAATCCTATGACTGCCACCATGGTCAACGACGACCAAACCGTGCGCGTCACTGCGCCGGCGGCGGGTTTTGCCGCGGGCCAAGTGCTGCAATTAGCGGATGGCCGCGCGGCCGTTATCGCCAGCCTCAAAAACCTGACCGCCGGCGACGTGGTCGGCGCGCAGGTTGCCGGCAAGGTCGCCATCGCCAAAACGGCCAGCATCGCGCTGCTCGATGGTGGCGAAGTGTTTTTGGACCATTCGACGGGCCTGGCCCACTTCAAAAAGGTCAACGATCGTGACTTCTCGCTGGGTGTGGCCGTGGGCGACGCGGCCGCCAGCGCCAGCGAAGTGGTGGTCGATCTCAACGTCAAACCGCACTGGCTGATCGACTTGCTCCGCGATCCGCTAATGAGCGTGGTCGTCGGCACGCAAGCCCTTGGCGGGTTGTTGCCGGCACAAATGCGAGGCGGCTCGCTGGATCTCAAGATTACCGCCACCAATGAGGCCCAAAAAGTCGACGCCCTGTCCGTCGACGGCTTTGGAGCCGCGGCGAAGGCGATCGCCCGCTTCGTGCTGCGTCTGCCAAACGGCGGATCGGGCAGTGCCAGCGACTTTAATTTCGGCTTGGCCGACGACACGCACGCCAGCAACGCCGACACGATCGCCAACTCGATCTTTTTCCACCTCGACGGTGGCAGCACCAACATCAACGCGCAAAGCGACGACAACACGGCGCATGCCGTGGCGGCCACCGACACCACCGCCGACTTCACCGCTGGCGTGGCCGTGGCCAACCGCGTGGAATTGTGGATCGACAAGCGCGATCCCGCCGACGTGGCGTTCTACGTCGAGGGCGTGCGGGTGCTGTCCGGCACCACGTTCGATGTCTCGGCATTCGCCGGGACGTGGAAGCTGCTGGCCCACCTGGAGAAAACGAGCGGGACCGAAACGGCCGACGCGATCGTCGACGCCGCCGCGGTCCGCATCCTCGAGTAAGGCGCGTATTTCGCGCGAAATAGTTCGCCGGTCGCGGCCGGCTCAGTAACGAAAGGCAGCCATGCCCTCGCTGTTCGACGAAGCCTTTGCGATCGCCAACGATCTGTTCGCCGAGGCGTTCGGGATCGAAGGTGGCGTGACGCTGTGTCGGGCGGGATGGGAGACGGCCGCGGTTCCGGCCGAAGTGGTGCTGACGAACCACGAGAGCCTCGACGAGGCCAGCGGGTTCGTCAGCACCGTGCAGTCGCGGGATTACCTGATCGCGACGGACGCCTACCAGATCAACGGGGAAGTCGTCGAGCCGCGTGCCGGCGACGTTCTCCGCGAAACGATCGGGGGCGTCGAGTGCCAGTTTCAGGTCATGCCGATCGCCAACGGCCGGGCCAGTGAGTGGTTCGCCGCGGGCGGCGAACGATGGATTATTCGGACCAAGCGAGTAGCCAGATGACCGACACCGCTGTGACCACCGAAGTCGCCACAGGCGTGCTCGCGCATTTGGAGACGGTGCGCGACGGCCTGGCCGCATTGCGCCAAGCGAAGATCGAACGCAGTTACGCCGATTGGGAGCATCCGCTCGAAGAAGCCGAGATCGAAGACAACCGCGTGCTGATCGACGTGATCGCCAAAACGACCGACCAAAAGATCGTGCTCGCGACTCGCAGCGATGTCCGTTGGTCGATCCCGGTGCGATTGGCATTGCGGCAACGCTTTGGGCAGGACCGCCAAGCCGATGACGGACGCATCGCGATCGAGTACTTGGACGTCATGGCCTGGCTCACGCAAGTGGTGGCCGAGTGCTTCACAGCCCAGCGGCTGCCAGAGGATCTGGTCAGCGTCTGGAAGGAAACCAAAATCGTCGTCTCGCCCATCACCGAGCATTTGCGGCTGACGCGGCAGTGGACCAGCGTGGTGGAAGTGCTGTTCGAAGTTGACAAACCGATTTGGACGCCCAGCGAATGATCGGCCTGAAAACCACCATCGTCGACGAAACCAAACGCGTGACGGCCGCGGCCGACAAGGCGGCGTTTCGCAATTTCGGCCATGCCGGCGCGTCGATCGGCAAGGACGCGCGCAGCACAATCAAAACCAGCAGCGAACCATCCGAGGCTGGCGATCCGCCGCACACGCGCGGTCGGGGCCGCAAAAACATCCGTGCCGCGGTCCGCTATGCGGCCAACGCCGACGGGGTTGTGGTTGGACCTCGAGCCAGCATCGTTGGCGACGCGGCCGTACCGCACGAGATTGGCGGCACGTACAAGGGCCAAGTGTTTGACGAGCGGCCGTTTATGGAACCGGCGCTCGAGCGGGCAATTCCACGATTCGCCGCCGAGTGGCGGGGATCTGTCAGCGGTTAATTTTTTTTGGAGGCTGCAATGGCACGAAGAGGTTGGGAAGGTCAGGTTCTCACCGGCACTGCCGGCGCGACCGCGACGACGGTAATCGAAAACACCAAGGACATGTCCGAGGATAAAACCACGGCACGTGGCAACACCACCGTGCGCGGGCAAAGTAATGGCCCACCCGTCGGCACTGAAAACGTCTCGATCATCAACTGGGCTTTTGAGTTCACGATGGTCAACAAGGCTGGCGATACGGTGCTCGAGGCCCTGCGCACGGCCGAAGCCACCGGCACGCCCGTGGCTCTCCGCACGCGTGACCACGTGTCGGGCAAAGGCTACGACGGCGACGTCAACCTCGAGAGCAAGCATGGCATGCCGCTAGAAGGCGAGCAAACGATCGTGTTTAGCTGCACGGCCAACAACAGCCTGCGCACGCCGCAACCTTACGTGTAAGGGACTGAAAATCCATGTGTCCTCTGAATCGCAGGGGATGCGTCCAAGCAAAAGGAAACAACAGCCATGCCCACTGGAAGTTACAGTATCAATCTCTCGATCGGCGGAGTGAACATTTCGAAGGCGATCAATCGCGCCGGCGATCACCCCAATCCGTACGAAGTCTCGCTGCCTGTCGGCAAAGCCGGCTCGCTGACGACGCGCACCGATGACGACACCGGCACCATCACCATGGCGTCGGCCGAACATGGCATCACCACCGGTGCCGTGGTCGACATCCATTGGGCCGGCGGCGTGCAGTACGGCGTCACGGTCGGCACCGTCGCAGGCACGTCGGTGCCGTTCGATGCGGGATCGGGCGACAATTTGCCAGACCAATCCACCGCCGTCGTCGTCACGCCGCGCGTGCTGGTCAACACCGCCATCGATGGCGATGCGATCCAAATCATCGGCATGTGTGCCGAGTACACCAATATCGCCTCGACGGCGGCGGTACATCTCGATTTCCAGGACGCCGAAGACGACTCGATCGCCGAGATCGACCTGGTGGCCAATATCCCCAAGGTTTGGGACGTGGCCGCCGGCGCGACGAACGACTTCGCCGGCGATCCGATCACCAAGTGCTACGCCAGCAACGGCAGCGCCACCGAAGTCGCCACGCTCAAGATCTTGAGCATGGAGGATTCGACGCCCTAAGCCTAACGCGGGCGCGTCGAGAGATTTATTTCGCGCGAAATATTAAAGGAGCCCAACCGTGAAGAAGCGACTGAAAGACGACGAGCAGCGATTCGTCGACACCGTGGCCGAGATGGCCGCCGCCGGCGAGACCCTGACGGCGGCCGCCGTGGCGCGCCGGGCCCGCGTCAATCCACGCCGGCTGCGCATGTTCGCGCGCCGCCACCACGCGGCGATCGTGTTCGACGACGTCGTACCGGAACCGGTCGAAGTCGCGCCGGCCGCCGTCAAGGTTCTCCCGGCGCTGTGGAAACCCGAACTAGCCCAGGCCGACGCGCCGCAACTCAAATCGCAGCCGCCGGCGGAAATGCCGAAGGCCGCGCCGCCGCAACCCCAGGAAGGAGCCCCAGTCGATGGCGACGTTCAAGGACAATAAGGGGCGTGAATGGGTGATCCAGTTGGACGCACCCACCATCACGCTCGTGCGACAAGAGTTCGACGGCTTCGATCTGGCCAATTTGGACGGCTCGGTCTACCTGAAGCTGACCGAAGATGTGGTGTTTTTGGTCGATGTGCTGTGGGTGCTGGTGCGCGACCAAGCTCAGGCCCTAAGCCCCAGCGTCAGCGACGTGGACTTCGGCCGCGCTTTGGGTGGCGACTCGATCGACAACGCCGTCAACGCGTTGCTGGAGGCCATCAGTAATTTTATCCCTCAGCGGAAGCGGGTGCTTCTCACCGCGGCCGTGCGAGAGCAGGAGAAGCTGCACGAGGAAACGACCGAACGGGTGCTGGCCAGGATTCGCGATCCGGAAACCAAGCGCCAGGCGCTGGAAATACTGGAAGCGAGAATGGCCCAGTCTATCCATGCGATGATGACCCGGTACGACTTTGCTACCGCTACGCCGGATTCATCGGCGTCCACCCCGGCGGACTCGGGCTGCGCGAACTCGAAGTGATGGCGTGCGGCAAGATCGAGTTCCTTGGCTTGACTTTCGGCGCGAGGTTGTAACCCATGTCACAATCGGATATTCGCGCCGGGCGGGCCTACGTGGAACTGGCATTGCGCGATTCGGAGTTCGTACGTGGGCTGAGTCGCGCGCACCAACGCCTGAGAGACTTTGGCGCAAGCGCCACGGCCATCGGGTCGAACATGGTCAAGCTGGCCGTGTTGTTTTCGCTCCCATTCTTGGGCGCGATCAAGGCCGCGTCGACTCTCGAAGAGACGATGAACAAGTTCAACGTCGTCTTCGCGGGGAACGCGGCGGCGGTCAAGGTGTGGGGCGACGAATTCGCCGCCCAGGTCGGTCGGTCGAAGCGGCAAATCGCCGAATTCATGGGCAACTCGCAAGACCTGTTTGTCCCGTTGGGTTTCGACGCCGCATCGGCAACCGAGTTGAGCAAGACCATCACCGGGCTTTCCATCGATTTGGCGTCGTTCAACAACAAGGCCGACGCCGACGTGCTGCGCGATCTTCACGCCGCGTTGACCGGTTCGGGCGAAGTGATGAAGAAGTACGGCGTGATAGTGAGCGAAGCCGCCGTCAAGCAAGAGTTGCTCAATATGGGACTCGACCCGGCGACGGTCACCGAACGCGAAAAGGTGCAGGCCCGGCTGAATATTATCCTACGCGGCACCACGGCCGCCCAGGGCGATGCCGAGCGCTCTTCGGATGCGTTCGCCAATCAAATGAAACGGCTAGAGGGGGAGATTGAGAACGCCGCCGGCATTATCGGAGGAGCGTTACTGCCGGCGGCCGCCGAATACGTGGGGCAGGTTGCGGAAGTGGTGCAGGCCGTAGCCGAATGGGTTTCGCTCAATCAGGAATTGGTCGTTATCGGGGCCAAGGTGGTGGCCGTGGTAGGCGGCATGGGTTTTGGTCTCATTGCGCTGGGTGGCACGATCAGTGCCGTCGGCAGCGCTTTGGGGGTCGCAGTCAACGCAGTTCGCGCCTTCAATGCGGCGTGTCTTTTCTTCGCGCTAAACCCCATCGTTCCCGCCATTATCGCCGTGGCCGTGGCCGCCGGCGGGGCCGCGCTGGCCATTCACGAACTGACGACGCACACGGCAAAACTGACCGAGGCCCAGGAGAAATTGCGCGAGGCGGGCGACAAGCAGCGCGCTACCGACCAGCTCACGATGGAGCGATTGCAGCAACTGCACCAGCAGCAAAGCCGGAGCAACGAGGAAACGCAAGAAGCCAGAGACCTGATTGACCAGTTGCAAAAGCGCTACGGCGATTTGGGGCTGTCCATTGATGAAGCGACCGGCAGAATTGTCGGCATGACCGAGGCCCAGCAGCGGCTCAATGCCGCCATGCGAGATGCAGCCGTTGCCGAAGTTGAAGCGGAACTTTCGGAGGTCCGCAACAACATCGAAGAGTTGACCAAGCAAATGGACGGTCAAGCGGACTGGGAAGAATGGACCGGTGGCCGGTTTGGCACCACCGAAGCTCTCGAGAAAAGCTTTCGGCAATTGATGGTGCTGGAAAAAAAGCGGGATGCTTTAAAAAAACGGCACGCCGCGCTGGGAATGGGCGACGAAGACGCACTCACGGGCGGGGCCAAACCAGATGATCTAGCCGAGCGCGTCGCCGACGAGAACGCCAAACGTGAGCGCGAAAAACTCGAGCTGCGGCAAAAGGCCGAAGACGCCACCAAGCGCCTCGCGGAGTTGGACGAAGATGCCGCCGCCAAAAAACGCGATGCGCTCGATTCAGAACTAAAAGCCATTCAAGACATCACCGCCGAACGGTTGCGGTTGCTCGACGTGCTAATCGCGGAGGAAAAGCTGCGCGACCCGGAATCAAAGCAAATCGAAGTGCTGGAGCGCAACAAGAAACAGGCTATCGAGGCCGGGCGAATCGACGAAGAGGCCGCGATGCAGCGGCATGAAGACGAGAAGATCAAGGCGGACGAAGAAGAGTGGGCGCGGAAGACCGCTGCCGAGCGCGCATTAAGCGACGAAATCGCGCGGATGGAGATCGACGCCGACAAAAAACTTTCCGCCGAACAAAAATCCCAAAAGAAGCGGCAACTCGACCGAGAACGCGCGTTGGAAGATGCCAAGGAGCAAGGACTCGACCCGGCACTCATCAACCGGCAGCACGACTTGATCAATCAGTTGGCCAAGCAGGCCGAACCGGCGGAGCCGACGCAGTCACGAATCTTCGGCACCTATTCGGCCGCAGCCCTGGCCGCGCACTCTCAGGGTGGCGGCAAGGATCCCGCCAAGGACATGGTCGAAAAGCAGAAGGAAGGCAACGATCTGCAGGCGGAAAACAAACTGCTGCTCGCCGACATCTTACTGGAACTGCGGCAGGGAGGAGCTCTGGCCTGATGCTGTTCGACGAACGACCCCATGGACGCACTTTCGACGCCAACGCCGCGACGGCTTCGCGCCTGTACTTTTGCAGTGGCGAGCAAAACGAAGCCATTGTGTACGCCCTCGCCTCCGCATCCATTCCGCCATTCGTGACGACTCCCATTGGCCTGCTCTATCGTCAGCCCATCCAATTGCGAGAGACGGGCCATGCTCTGTTCGATATCACGGCCCCGTACGGCCGCAGAAAGCGCGAGGTCGGCAGCTCGTCGTTTAGCTTTGACACCGGCGGCGCAACGGTAAACGTTAAGGTGGCCAAACAGCATCTCGCCTCGTACCCAATCGACGGAGATCTACACAAAGGTGCGATCGGAGTCAAAGCGGACGGGACCGTCGAAGGTGCCGACATGATCATTCCCGCGTGTCGGATGATGTACACGTTTCGGCACCCGCTCGGCCAAATCGGCGAGTACCAAGCCGTGACGTTGGCACGCGCCACCGGCAAAACCAACGCCAACACGTTTCGCGGGTTCGCCGCCGGCGAACTGCTGTTTGCCGGTGCATCGGGTTCGGACGGCACTGAGTCGGAAGCCGAGCTCACTTACAACATAATCGCCAGCGAAAACGCGACAATCACCATGGGAGATATCGCCGGAATTGTTAAACCCGGACACGCGTACGCCTGGGCCGAGTTTGAAAACGAAATAGCTGGCGGCGCGCCTGTGGTACGCCCGAAGGCGGTCCACGTCGAAATTGTATATGGGTCGATCGACTTCGCATCCGTCTTCGGTTGGAGCTAATCATGCTGCCACATTCCGCCACGGGCCAAAACCGAAAAACCGCCTGGACAAACCAAGCTGCGCATTTAAATGCGGTCAAAGATGTTGCCAACGCGCATATGTCGGGTCAGTTGGGTCGGGCACCAAAGCCCAGTGCCCCCATGCGTTTGCCAGATTTAATTCAGATCAAAAACATTAGCGGCTCCGACTTAGGCTTTGGTGCGATTTTGCAGCTCAAGGACTACGCGCTGGATCCGTCGATGGACTACCTTCAGAACCATGTTTGGTTTGAGGCCGATGTTCCCGACGATCCTGACGGAGATTTCGTTACGCTTTGGCAGCCGATCAAAGACGGCGCGATCGGTTGGGCATGCGTGCATCAAGCCCTAGTGGCGGCGCAATACGATTCGGAAGACGGCGAGCCGATGGCGAAAGAAAAGTGGGGTGTAAAGCCAGGCGAAACAGTTTTGAGGAAGGATTACCCCGGATTTAAGATCCATTCGGTGGTTGACTACGGGTCGGAAAAGATCGTTTGGGCAATACGACTGCCGATCGTCGAGGAGGAGCGAATCACATTCCGCAACGACGATTCGACGGAGTTTCCGCAGTACGGAATTGCTCAGGTAGTGTCGATCGACTATTCGGACGATCGCGAAGTGTACGTGGTTAAACGGCCGGCAGGACCGCCGCACACCAGCGATTTGGCACCGATTCTATTTGTATGGAATGCAAACGGCGCTGTCGCCGCCGAGGAAGAGGGCAAGGGGCTGGTAGTCAGTCGCGCAAAGCACAAAGTGTTAACGCTCAAATGGGAAGGCGATCTTGCTCCCGACATCAACTGGATGTTGTCCCCAAGGCAAGGCTACTGGACAGCGTGGAGCTTTGGCAAGCCGTACTTTCGCGTGCTGGGAGACGTCGATGAATCGGCAAAAACGCTCAGTGCCGAGGTTGTGGCAGAATCGGAAGCCTACGCTCGCTCCACGACATCCATCACGCCAACGCCAGGGATGGTTTTTGGTTTAGGAGGCGTAACATCGGCATCGCAAGTTGACGATTTCCCGGTTGTTGGAGGCGTTACGGTCGCAGCCACTAGTCACAGAGGTGGAGCTTTGTTCGTCAGTCGCGATGACACTGGCGTCGGACAATTCGTGAAAAACTTCGTGGGCGAACTAGGCAAACTAAAGCCTGTTCACGCTGAAGCGTTTGGCCCAAGTTCTGGAAGTTATGCTGGCTACCAATTCGGAGTCGATCCGCGCAACGGCGGCGAGCGAAAAGCCATGGTGTACATGCCAGGCTACAACGCCATGAGTAATGTCGCCGACGGAAAAGTCTGGCTGATGGAGGATCAAATCAGCATTGGCATCGCCGTGGCGAAAGGCACCGTGTCAACGCACTTCGGATCATCACTCACAGGCTATTGGAGCGTGCGGTGCTGGGCTGGCCCAGGCACAACTTCAGCTTACCCGGTCACCGATCCGTACTATGATGGCACCGACAGCAATCGACCTGATATCGAGATCACCGTATACCTTCCCAAACGCCAATCTCAATTCCCAAACATTCGAGAGGGCGATCTCGTGCACTATTGCTGGATGCCTCTGAATGGAGGTAATCGGTACGCGCTCTGTTTGCACCCGGCGTATGATGACCCGATCGGCACGATCAAGATGTGGAACTCGGGCAGTGGCATTCCCGCTGGCTGGCAGATTTGCGACGGCACCAACGGCACGGTCGATCTGCGACAAAAGTTCATTCGTGGCCGCGATCCCAGCGAGGGCTCGCCACCCACCGGTGCAGCCACGCACAGCCACACCGACCACTCCACAGCCACGCTCAACTACCAAGCGGGCGCTACCGGCCAGACCATCGTGACGACTGCCAACCACTCTACTGAGTCAAACATCCCGCCGTACGTGACAGTCACGTTTATCCAGCGAGTCGATTAGTCCCCCCGGCAAAAATTCGCGGCTGGACCAAAATCGCACCCCCAAAATCCAAAAACAGCGTAAACTAGTGTACATCGTTACACAATATTGTTGGGTAACGGACTGAAAATCCATGTGTCGTCGGTTCAATCCCGACTCTGACCACTTGTAAGATTCCAGGGTTTTGCCTGGGAGTGTTCCGAGGGAAATGCCCGCAGACGCGGCGCACGCAGGCCGTGGTACACACCCTCGATACGCTTCCCCCCGCCGGATTGATTACCCGGCGGGGGGCTTTTTTTAAGCCGCACGTCGGGGGGCTAGCGATGCCATCGTGGTCAGAGTTTCGGTTTATGGTCGTATGCGGCGGCACCAACGCTAGCTGCTCTGCGGGGGATCTGCGGGGCGTGCTCAACAATCTGATCGTTGAATCTTTCCCTGCCCCTTCGCGGTTGATCGTCGCCGTTGGGACGGTGCTGACCCCGGATCACTGGGGCCGTCGATTGGACCTGATGACATGGCGGCTCGGTAGTAACGGCGACAGGCTGCCGATCCCCGGCCATGCAGGTTGTCCGATTTACTGCCCCCGAGTGACCGGACCAAGCGTACATAGTCATTCCATAGATCTGACTTTTTCCGAGCGGGGGATTTACGGTTTCGAATTGTTTGACCGGGACGGGGCTTTTGGGAAATCGGAGGCATTGTTGGCCACCTATATTTTTGGAGTGGATGAACCGAGCCCAACTCGCAACT